CAGATCGGCGCAGGTCAGATCGGCGTCGGTCAGATTGGCGAGGGTCAGATCGGCGCAGGTCAGATCGGCGTCGGTCAGATTGGCGCAGGTCAGATCGGCGCGGGTCAGATCGGCGCAGGTCAGACTAATTTTATTCTTGATGGCGAAGAAAACGGCGAGACGAAGTTTCCAAGATTTTGGGGCAGATTCATCGCAATCAATCTCGGCTGTGAATTCGGTTTGGCCAGAGAAGCGTTTTTCTACGTTGAATTTTATCATGATGATCTCCGTTGGTCGGGTTAATTTCTGAAACCACCATAGCGCAACGGTTGCGCGATTGTCAAATAGATACTTGCGCTTTTTTTGAGCCGTGTTAACCTTTCGGTATCAACAGGTTAACGGCGGTAAAACCGAAAATGAATGATGAAGAGTCAAAAATCCCCGATCCTTGCAAGCCGCAACGCGATTCGAACGGGCTATTTTTGCCCGGGAATACAGTTGCAAAAGAGGCGTGGGCAACGCTTAAGGGCCGTGCGCGATGGGAGCGCATCGTCGATTATTATCGCACGCATTGCACGGTCGACGAGCTGCGCGAAATGGCAACGGATACGGCGCGCCTTGGAAAAATGCCGATTGAGTACGCGCAGGTGATTGTGCATCTCGCGGGGACAATCGCGGGCAAGGATAAGCGCGGCGAGCGCGAGGCTCTTTATGACCGCTTGTGGGGCTATCCTGTGCAGACAACCAGAGAAAAATCGAAAGAGGATGTCGATAGCGCCGAAGAACTTTCAGATGCTGATCTTGCCGCCGTTGTAAAAAAAGAGGCGAAATCAGATGATAAGCAAAGCTGATGCGGCAAGAGAGTTGCTTGCCCGTCGAGCGGCGCGGAAAAGCCTTGCAAAATATATTCAGTATACGAACAAAGATTATAAAACCAGCGCATTCAGCGAGTCGGTATGTTCCGCGCTCGACGTTTTTGTTGAGGATGTAATTGCCGGAAAACGCCCCATTCTCATTCTTGCGGCTCCTCCTCAACACGGCAAAACCGAGATAGTCAGCCGAAAGTTTGCTTCTTATCTAATCGGGAAATTTCCGGACTGGCACGTCGGCGGTTTGAGCTATAACGATCTTCTCGCCGGATCAATCTCACAAGACGTTCGCCGCAATATCGCAAGCGACAAACACAGGCGACTCTTTCCGTCGAATAGAGAAAAAAATAAATATGACGTGAATAGAACGTCTGAATTTAATTCACCCTCCGGACGCGGAACGTACAAAGGCGCGGGCATAGGCGCGGGACTTACGGGCTTTCCTCTTTCCATCGGAATTATCGACGATCCCATAAAAAACGCAGAAGAATCGTTGAGCGAAGTAACAAAAGAGGGAATCTGGTCTTGGTACCAATCCGTTTTCAAAACGCGCCTTAGTGAATTTTCAGGTCAGCTCATTATGGCGACTCGGTGGGCTGAGGACGATTTAACTCAGCGCGTGATTGATCTTCACAAGGGAGAATCTCGCCTTAAAACTTTGTTTTTCCCCGCGATCAATGAACCCGGAGAGGTTGGCTATAATCCCGCGCTTCCTCTTGGCGCGCTTGTTCCAGACCTTCACTCGTTGGCGCAGTTAGGGGAACTTAAACGCGAAACGAGCGATTATTTCTGGGCTGCTCTTTATCAGCAATGCCCGAAGCCGTTGGGCGGCAACGTATTCAAAGAATCCGGAATCCATTATTATTTGCCGAAAGACCTTCCAAAGAAATTCGACAAGATAATAAATTCATGGGATTGCACCTTCAAAGACACAGATGGAACGGATTTTGTTGTCGGGCAAGCTTGGGGAAAAAGTGGGGCGAACAGCTATCTTCTCGGACAAACCCGAGCCCGCATGTCGTTTACAAAAACGGTGGAGGAAGTCGTTTCCTTGCGTGACGCTTTTCCGTCTACGCGAGAAATTCTCATTGAAGACAAGGCAAACGGTCCTGCTGTTATTGATGTTTTAAAAGCTCACGTTCCCTGCCTTATCCCCATTGAGCCGGACGGATCAAAGCTCGCTCGTGCTCACGCAGTCACAAGTTTTTGGGAAGCGGGGAATGTATTTCTTCCCCATCCCGATATTGCAGCTTGGGTAAAAAACTATGTTTCTGAATTGACCGTCTTCCCTGCTGGGGCGAACGACGATCAGGTTGATGCGACAACGCAAGCTCTTCGCCGCCTATATCCTGTCTTTGTGTCGTTAAAAATATCGAAAGACCTCCTCGACAGAGCGAAAAGATTGAAGCCAAGATAAAATATCTGTAGACTGTCTCTCTTAACTTTCAGGGCGCATCATGGCAAAAGCAAAGAAAAAAAAGAGCGCGAAGAAAAACGACAACATCAAGATTCTTGCTCGTCGCGCCCGTCAAATCCAGCGGGAGAACAGCCGTTATCTTTATCCCATTCAGGCTCCGAGCATTGCGGCTGGCGTTGTTCCCAAAGGTGAAAAAGCGCCTGTCATGGCCTTCGATTATTCGGGACAAACCTTTGGCTCTTCCGTTTCTTTCTATGGTGGACTTCCGGGCGCAGGATTCCCCGGATTCCAATATCTCGCCATGCTTTCCACTCGCGCCGAATTTCGCGCCTTTGCCACAACGCTTTCGACCGAGCTAACGAGAGAATGGATCGACTTTACATCCGAGGAAAATGACGGAGATGACTCGCAAGATAAAATAAAAGCGATTCGCGACGAGTTTGACCGCTTGAAAGTTCAAGAAGTCATTCAGCGATCCGCCATGCACGATTGCTACTATGGGCGAGGTCAAATATTTATCGACATTGATTCACAAGACAGAAGCTTGCCGCTTATTTTAGACCCGCGCACGATTGTAAAGGGCAGTCTAAAATCTGTTAGCACGGTTGAGGCCGTTTGGACAACGCCGAGCGCATGGAACGCTATAGACCCCGCCGCGCCGGACTTTTATAAACCTCGCGGTTGGTTCATGCTCGGTCAGAATGTTCACGCAAGCCGACTTCTTACGGTTGTGACTCGCGAGCTTCCCGATATTCTCAAGCCCTCATTCAATTTTTCCGGCATGAGTTTATCACAGCTTGCCGAGCCGTACGTCGATAATTGGCTCAGGACACGCCAGAGCGTTTCCGATCTTATAAACATTTTCTCGATCACAGTTTTAAAAACGCCAATGTCGCAGGTGCTTCAAGGGGGAGATGATAACGGAAGTCTTTTCGCCCGCGCCGACTTATTCACCGCCCTTAGAAGCAATAAAGGTCTTATGCTTTTGGACAAAGAATACGAAGACCTGATGCAAATTAATACGCCGCTTTCTGGTCTTTCCGAGCTTCAATCTCAATCTCAGGAACACATGGCAAGCGTGAGCAAAATCCCAACGATGATCTTGACAGGAATCTCGCCGACCGGACTTAATGCGTCGAGTGAGGGAGAAATTCGATCTTTCTACGATAACATAAAAGCTCAACAAAATACCTTCTGGCGTATGCCGATTGAAACGATTCTTAAAGTCGTTCAGCTTTCTTTGTTTGGGGAAATTGACCCAAGAATCGGAATCAAATTCAATCCGCTTTATCAAATGACGCCGAAAGAGATTGCGGAGATTCGCGAGGCCAAGAGTAGGACAGATTGTGCTTACGTCGATCATGCCGTGCTTGGCTCTGATGAGATTCGCACAAATCTCGCCGATGATCCTGAAAGCGGTTATCAGGGAATTGATGCGGAGATGGTGATAGAGCCGCCTTACGATCCGGCGAACGATCCCGACACGTCTCCTGATGGCGCAGACGATAAAGAATTTAAAAGCGATGAACAGCGCAAGGCCCTGTTTGCCACAGCGGAAGGAAACAGCAAAATCGGCATTCCGCAAAGAGTCGGGAAGAAGGCCGTTAAAGAAGCTGAAAAGAAATGAACGCTTTTTTTAGCAAAGAACGGGTGATCCAAGGGGGCTTGGTCGCCGAAGGCAACCGCTTGAACGAGCGTATGCGAAGTGAAAGACAACAAAGAAAGAATCTAACACGGATTTTTTCGTCGCTTTTTTTATCATCAACTATTTTATTGTTTCTAAAGGAAAATATTTTTTATTTTCCCTCTTCCCGGTATCAGGATACCCCACTTATTAATTATGCGGTATCTAATTACCCCATCTTGTGTGGTATTCAGATACCACACACAAAATATGCCTGTGGGAGGCTCTCAGGAAATGATTAAGAAACCCAGAATCGCCCGCGCCGTTTTTCCGAATCAAGGTGTTCGCGCACAATATCGACGCCGGATGATGTGTCTGATTGATGATATGGCGGCCTCGTTTGAATACTGGCTCCGCGCCGCCTATCGAAAGTTTCCGCCAAGAGTTGCGGAGGCCGCTGAACAGGCTCAGGATGAAGCTCCCTCCGGCAGGATTCAGCGAACAATGGATGAACTTGCACGGCGATGGATAGCAAGATTCGAAGAATCCGCGCCCAAAATCTCCGAAGCTTATGCAAAAAGTCTTGCAAATCATTCGGACAATTCGTTTCGGGCCGCGCTCAAAGATGCTGGATGGGCAACAGAATTTAAAATGACTCCCGTTATGACCGACGCTTTAAACGCCGCTATCGAAGAAAACATAGGGCTTATAAAGTCGATCCCGCGAAAATATCTCGATCAGGTTCAAGGAGCCGTAATGCGCTCCTATTCAGTCGGGCGCGATCTTGAAACGATGGTGAAAGAGATAAAGGCGATTTATCCAAAGGCAGCGCATAAAGCCGTCCTGATTGCCCGCGATCAGTCAAACAAAGTAAATGCGGCGATCAATCGCGCGCGCTCTCTCGATCTTGGAATAACGGAGGCCATCTGGCTTCATTCGCACGCCGGAAAAGAGCCGCGTCCAGATCATGTCGCCGCAAACGGAAAGCGATTCAAAATCGCGGAAGGATGCCTCATTTCTGGTGAAAAGATAATGCCCGGAGAAAAAATAAACTGCCGATGCGGTTCAAGAGTCGTATTACCCTTTTGACGCGACGATCTATCTTGTGATAAAGTCCAGATCGGGAAATGAAGAATCCGCTTTTATGGAGCCGAAACTATGCGCTTCTTCCTTTCCGTTTTTGTCGCCGTTCTTTTTTCTGCAACACTTGCTTTTGCTGGCCCCGCGCCAACGACAAGCCTTAATCTCTCCGGAACGATTGGGGCGACCTCCACATTTCAAAGCATTCAGGCGCAGAATCTTAATCGTATCGGATGCACGATTCAGAATAACGGATCGAGCGGAAACGCGATGTATGTTTTTTTCGGCCCCAAAGCAAACGCGACGACCGGAGCTTCGATTAAGCTCTCTACGGGCCAATCTGTCAGATGCAATTCTTCAGCAACAGGATATGTTCTTCCCGATCAGGTGAGTATTGCGGGAACATCCGGCGACGCTTTCTTTGCGAACTTCCAATAGGGAACAATCATGATAAAAAAACTTCTTTTTTTAATTATCGCAGCGTTGCTCGTTTCATCGGAAACTAATGCACAGGAAATAAGCCCTTCTGGTGGCGGCGGAAACGGCTCCATGACGTATCCCGCGGCTGGCGTTGCCGTGTCGAACGGCTCTGCATGGGGAACGCCAATAAGTTCTTCGAATCCTCTCCCTGTAGCATACGGTGGCAGCCCTACCGTTAACGCGGCGTCGTACGCGGGGACAAGCTGGACGGATAAGGTTGCGGCTGCGAATAGCTCTTCAGCTTGCACAAACGGTTGTACGATTGTTGTTGATGATAGCTTGGCCGGAAGCGGCATGGATAACTCGCCGACGCTTGGTGCAAATGTAAATCTGAAATTTACGGGAAGCGGAACTTTTGTTTATTATGGACTGTATCCGGGCTCCTATTCTCATATTGACGCTGGTTCTGCACGGCTTCAATGCGGCGGCTCTGGCTGCGCTGGACTTGCCCAGACTAATACCGTCACGATGCAAGTCAGTAATCGGTATATCGTGAGCGGAGGTATTTTTGACTGTAATAATCAGACTGGCGCAACGGGCATCTATGTCGGAAACCATGCCGCGACGACTTTCTATAACCCAACGGTCGTAAACTGCACCGATCAATCAACCAGCACGTCAACCAACCCGACAGGGCCATTTGTTTTCTACGGCACACAGTTCGCGCAGGTCTATTCTCCGAAGTTCTATGGCGATGCTGCGGTTAAAATTTACAGTACGTCGGCAGGTGGCGGGGGTCAGTCAAATTCATTCTATGATCTGATTTGGAACGGTTATGGCAACAGCACAACTCCGGTTGGTGTGCTACTGCAAAATCTCGGTTCTACATACGTGCAGGAACCAAATTATTTTTACAACCCGACAATTCAGAAGGCTTCTGTCGCTGGCATGGCACAGGTAAATTCAACCGCATGGCTGGCGCAGCTTTATGTTTATGGGGGAGCGCCAGAAGTCAATGGAGGCGGAGCAGCAAGTGCCTCGATTGACGGGGCAACCGTCTATCAAGCCAGCACATACGTTTCGTTCACGGAGCTTATCTATGATAACGTAAGTGTTCAGGAGGCGACGATCACGCCTGTCCTGTATGGGAAAAACAGTAGCATTTTGAACATTAAAAATCCGCAGGGATACGGCAATACCTCAGGTCAGTTCACGGAAACGGACAGCACAAGCACGACAGTTTTGAACGGCGTAGATCGGGTTATTTCCGGCGCGACGTTTGGAAATGTTTTATACGACGTTTGGAACGGAATCTGGAACCAAACTGCTCAAATTTTTGGGTTAGAAAGCTACACGACGGGAGTAGTTAACTCCCCAACAGTCAACCTCTGCGGGTCTTACGAATCTTCCGCAACGGGGCCGACTTATGCCCAAGATTGCATCTATCTACAAAACCAAATTGCAGGCGGCGCAAACGGAGCGAGCCAGTTAGTCATTGGCCTTGCGAACGGCACAAGTGGTTATGTCGGTATTTCTGCGCCAGCGTTCAATTCTGGAGGGTCATATTTGCAGTCAAGTGGGATTAATTCGGGGGGCACTTATTCGGGGGGTGGGATATTCTATATTGATAGTTCTGGAAACTTACAAACAAATAGCGTTTCAATAGGAACATCCTCTCATGTTGGGAGTTTTAATGTTTATTCTGCATCGTCTCACTCAGGACAAGCGACATGCTGGACAACAAATGGGCAAGTTGGCTATTGTACTTCCGTCGTAGCGGCTAATGGTTCTTGTTCTTGCACGGGGCTATAATGGACGATGACTTTGAAGAGGTATCCGATGAGATCGTCAAGGCCGTGGATGTTGTGAGGCCGGATAACGTATTTGTGTTTGATGAAAAGAAAGCAGAGCCAAAATAATGACGGATTCTCAGATAGAAGATTTTGCGTTTGATCGTTCCGTTAGGCATGTTGATGTTGACGGACGGCTTCATGTGACAAAATCACACATTTCAAAAGCTGGAATAAATCCCTATTATGGAAAAGAGATTCCGGGATGGAAAGAACTTGGGCTTGATCCTGAAAAAATCTATCGGCTTTTTCGCGATCCGAAGGAACTTGAAAAAGGCGCTCAGACTTTTGCAAATTTGCCGATTCTCAAAAAACACGTTCCTGTTTCTGTTGATAAGCCAGAAAAGGAATTAATCGTCGGAGCTATCGGATCGGACGTTTCATTCAACGATCCATATCTCGATTCCGATCTTTGCTTCTGGGACGCAGAAGCGATTGCGGGTATTGACAATGATAAAGTAAAAGAATTATCATGCGCCTATCGTTATGTACCCATCATGGAGTCCGGGGAATTTAAAGGACAACCCTATGATGGAAGAATGACGAACATCCGAGGTAATCACCTTGCGCTTGTTGAAGTAGGTCGCGCTGGTTCGGATGTTGTAGTTTCAGACAAGAATCCTTTTACCCCGGAGAGGAAAATTATGAAAATGACCAAGCTCGGCAAGGCGATTTACGAATCACTTTGCGCCGCTTCTCCCAAGCTCGCCGCCGATTCCGCCTTTCAAGCTCTTGTCGCCGACGCGAATAAGGCTTCTTTTAAAAAGGCCGATATCACCCCCAAAATTCTCGCGATGGATGAGGATTTAAATCCGCAGAAGGTCGATAATGTTATCGACGCGTTGCTCGATGTCGAACAGCCAAATCCGGCTAAACCGAAAAAGCAGGGGCAGGATGATGATCCACTCGCAAAAAAAGATGAAAAGGATAAAGAAAAGCAAATGCCAAAAAAGACCGAAGGCGCGGCGGATGATGAACCTGTTGGGAAGCTTCGCAAGATGCTTACGGACGGCGGCGTTGATTCTAAAATCATCGAAGATGCTTGCTCGCTTTTCAAACCCGCAAAAGACGCAAAACCCGAAGAAAAGCCAGAAGACGGAGAAAAGGAAGTGAAGGCCGCGATGGACTCTGCGCTCAAATCTCTCCGCGATCAGCTTCTTGCCGCCGAACAAGCGAAAAACGAGGTTCGCAAGACGGTCGGCGATGTTCTCGGAATGGATTCGGCGGCTGATGTTTACGGCTTCGCGCTCGATCAAATGGGCGTTGACCATAAAGGCATTTCCGATGTCGCCGCGCTTCGTGCGATATTTAAAATTGCCTCTACTCCGGCTTCACATGCTTCCGTTTCTCCGAGAGATTCTGGCGGTTTGGAAAAGATGTTTCCTGCCGTTGCTCGTATTCGTAACGCTTAAGAAAGGCAAATCACATGAGCGGCTTTCAATCTTCTGTCAATCTTTATCCGGCTCCTGCCGTTGCGGGTGATTTTGCTTCCGAGAATCCGCGCGCGTCTGTTCCGGGCCCCGAAAGCGGCTTTGTCGCTGGCGCGAACGGCGTGACCATCGGCAAGATGGCGTGGATTGCCGCAGATGGGAAAACGGTGAATAGTTACGGAACGGCTCCGAATGCTCCCGATGGTTTTGTTCATCGTGAACAGCAGGGTCTTATCGAAACGTATCTGCAAGAAACGAGCGTTCTTATTCCGGCTGGCTTCCCTGTCACCCTGATGCGGACGGGCGATTACTTTGCCAATGTCACGGGCGCGACGGGGGCGACGAAGGGCTCTGCGGTTTATGCAACTTATGCTACGGGCGATATTACGATTGGCTCGGCGGCTACGGGGGCCTCCGTGACGGCGGTTTCTGGCTCGACGAACACGGCGATCTTCGGCGCAACCTTTACTGCAAGCGCACATTCTGGCGACAATACCAGAATTGATGTAACGGCGGTCACTGGTTATATCAATATCGGCGACACGCTCGCCGTTGTCACGGGAATCGCTGGCAATCAGACTGTTGTTTCCCAAGATAGCGGGGGCACAACGGGGGGCGCTGGAACTTATGTTCTCAGCGGAACGAACACCGCTAGCTCGGTTGCTTGCACATGCTTTGGTTCGACGGTCAAGATTACTTCGACGACCGGGCTTATCAGCATAGGGGATACAATCTCTGGCGGAGCGGGCTTCCCAACGGGCGCGACGATTGCTACACAGGTAAGCGGAACTGCTGGCGGTGCAGGTGTCTATACCCTGAGCGCGGCGGGAACGGCTTATGTGGCCTCTGCTTCTGGCGTAACGACCTTCGGAAACGTTCTCGACGTTACGGCTGTTGGGTCGGGAACTCTCGCCGTTGGCGATCCTGTATCCGGCGGAAGTCTCGCGTCGACCGCCTGTATCGCTTCTCAGATTTCCGGGACGGCGGGCGGAATCGGGATTTATACTCTTTCGGTTCCTTGCACGGCATATTCCGCTTCGACGACGATCACCGCAGTTGCAGGTGTCGCGACGAATTGGGTCGCCGGACAAGCTGCCGCTGTCGGCGAGTTAACGGTTATTACTCAGTAAGGAGAAAGAAAAAATGGATCCAATCCTTCAAGCCTTGTCGTCCCGTGCGGGTGTCCACTTTATGGGACAGCCAAACCTTGCTTTTCAGGCAAAGGACATTTATCTGCGCGAATCCGGCGAAGGATTGGCTTGCGACGCACAGCCGACTCTTATCACGGTAAGCAACTCCGGCATTCCCGCCTTTCTTTCGACTTACATTGATCCGAAGCTGATTGAAATTCTCGTTGCTCCGATGAAGGCAACGGAAATTGTCGGCGAAGAAGTCAAGAAGGGCGATTGGACGACCGAAACGGCGATGTTCCCCGTCATTGAATCGACGGGTCGCACGACTGCTTACGGCGATTATTCCGAAAGCGGAAGCGCGGGCGTAAACGTCAACTTCCCGCAACGTCAAAGCTATCATTATCAGGTTATGACGAATTGGGGCGAACGCGAACTTGAAAAGGCCGCGCTGGCTCGCGTTGATTGGGCTAATCGCAAGAATATTGCCTCGATTCTGACGCTGAATAAGTTTCAGAATAAATCGTATTTCTATGGCGTTTCCGGCATAGAAAATTACGGCTTGCTAAACGATCCTAAACTGACGGCGGCGATTACTCCGATCACGAAAGCGGCTGGCGGCACTGGCTGGACGAATGCCGTGGCGAACGAAGTTCTCGAAGACATTCAAAAGCTTTGGACGCAGTTGCAGACTCAGGCAAACGGCCTCATTGAGCTTGATTCGAAAATGACGCTGGCCATGTCTCCGACTTCCGAAGTTGCTCTGACGAAAACCTCTGATTTCAACGTCAATGTCGCGGATCGTTTGAAGAAGAACTTCCCGAATATGACGGTGAAAACGGCTCCCGAATATGCAACGACTTCCGGCAATCTGGTTCAGCTTTTCATCGAAGATTATGAGGGACAGAGGACGGCGGTTACGGCGTTCACTGAAAAGCTTCGTGCGCATCCGATTGTTATCGGCTCTAGCTCGTTTAAGCAGAAAAAGAGCCAAGGGACTTTTGGAACAATCATCTTCAGGCCGGTCTTTATCGCGCAGATGCTTGGCGTTTAAGACAGAACTCTTCCCTAAATTAAATGTCCGGTGTATAACAGCATCGGACATTTTTTTAACAACCAGCAGAAAAGGAAATGAACATGGTCGAAACAACCGAAAAAACAATCCTCGTCGGGTGCAAGCTTCCGCATGGGCTTATCATCGAAGACCCCGCCGATGTTTCAAAAAAGGTGAAAATCCACGGCCTTAATCGCTCGAAAATTATCGGGGCTTCTTATGCCACGACTCGAGTCGATAGAGAATTGTGGGATCGGTGGATAGTTGCTCACAAGGATTTTTCCGCCGTTGTTTCCGGCGCGATCTTTGCCGCTAAAAATGCGAATGATATTCAGGCAATTGGCAAGGAAAACGAAAACCGAAAAACCGGATTCGAACCGGCTAAAGAGGACGATTTCGGCGTTACACCAGCGACGGAAAAAGACGAGGAGTAAAATAAATGACCGTTGTCGTTTTCGATTCGACAGCGTTTCTTGCCCGCTATCCTGAATTTTCAGCCGTAAGCGTTTCAAGCCTACAGGCATATTTTCAGGAAGCGGGCTTTTATCTTTCAAATGACGATGATTCAATCGTTAAAGAGATTCCGCGCCGCGCCGCCCTTCTGAACATGCTCACGGCGCATATTGGCTATCTCGCGGGGGCTTTAGAGGCAAACGCCGCGCCGAAGCCCGTGGGACGCATTGCACAAGCGGCAGAGGGTTCCGTAAGCGTCTCTCTCGAATATGCTCCGCCCGGATCGCTGACGTGGTTTAACCAAACGACTTATGGCGCAGCCTTTATCCAAGCGACTCAAAATCTTCGCTCTTTCAGATATGCCCCCCGCCCTACGAGGTTTTAAAATGGTCGAGAAATTTCTCACGGGCGGCGATAAGCTTATGAAAAAGCTGGAAGAAATATCGCAAAAAATGGGTGGCGGGGCCGTTGAAATAGGCTTTATGGAAAATGCGACTTATCCAAACGGGACTCAGGTTGCCGCCGTCGCATTTTGGAACGAGTTCGGACATATGGGTAAAGCCCCCGCGCCGCCACGCCCATTTTTCAGAAACATGATTTCAAAAGAATCGACGTCTTGGGGTTCAAAAATGGCGGGGTTGGCGAAGGCCACAGATTATGATGGAAAACGCGTTCTCGGCATGATGGGAAAAGATATACGAGACGCGCTTGAACAAAGCATAAGAGATTTTACGACCCCGGGGCTTGCGGATAGCACGATAAAAAGAAAAGGATTCAGTAAGCCCCTTATTGATACTACGACGATGGTCAATGCGCCAGATTTCCGCGTGGTAGGTGCAGAATGAACGTGCGCGGGCTTTCAAATTCTGCCATTAAAACGGTGAACGCTGACACTCTTGTGTCTATTCAGCCTTCATCGGGATATACCATAGGATCGGGGGCGAGACAGATTCCTTCTTACGGAACGGCCGTTTCTCAATACGCGAATATCCAAGAATTAACGGTCGAAGAACTGCGCTTGATCGAAGGACTCAACATTCAGGGAACCAAAAAAACGATCTATACTCATTTTCTTTTGCGCGCGGCAAGTCGCCCAAATCAGACTGGCGGAGACTTGATAACTTTCAATGAGCAAAAATGGCTTGTTGTGAAGATTTTAGAGCAATGGAACGAATGGACAAAAGCCCTTATTGTTCAACAGGTAAGCTAATGACTGAATATGTCCCGACAATAATCGTTGATAATGTAATAGATGCTCTGGCGGCGTTCATATCCCCCTTTATGCTTGGCGGAGAAGTTATTCGAGGGCAAACGAATCGCGTCTCTATGCCGCAAGCTCCCTTCGTTCTTCTCACGGAAATTGGACTTGCAGACCTTGGAAAGCCTCATTCGAGACAATCCGATGCGAGCGATGCGACGATTTACGGACATAAACGAATCGATATTCAGGTTGATTTTTATGGAGCAACGGGCGGCGATGCAGGAGATTTTTGCGGGGCGATTAAATCCGCTTTTCGTTCTGAATGGGGGTCGTCTCAATTTCCAACGACCATTCAACCTCTCTATTGCGACGATGGAAGGCAGATACCTTTAATCACCGGCGAAGAACAATACGAAAGCCGATGGACATTGACAGCCTCTTTACAGTATAATCCCACCGTTACCGTTCCGCAGCAATCAGCAGATGCGCTTGCTGTTGCCAAGACAGAATCCATTGACCTGTTTTAAAAGGGCAAAAACATGACCACAATTCCCGCCAGTCAAATAGTCTCAGCGAACCCCGGAGTTTTGAACGCCGGAGGGAACGCCCTTGCAATCAACGGCGTCATAATGACGCAGAATACTCTTCTCGCGACGAATGCCGTACAATCGTTCGATTCTCCGGATTCCGTAAGCGCTTTTTTTGGGCCGTCCTCGGCGGAATATGCCGCCTCGAATATTTATTTTGCTGGTTTTGACACTTCGACGGTAAAGCCCTCAACGCTCTATTTTGCCTCCTACGTAAACGGGAACACTTCGGCATGGTTACAATCCGGAAGCTTGTCCGGAATGACTCTTACGCAGCTTAATGCTCTGGAAGGCGTTCTCACGCTTACGGTCGATGGAACTTCTTTCACTTCCAGCACGATCAATCTTGCGACGGCTTCCAGCTTTACGGATGCCGCGAATAAAATTTCTGACGGATTCAGCGGAACCGGAAAACCGACATGCTCATGGAACGCCGTCAATAGCACGTTCGTTCTCACAAGCTCGACGACCGGAACGGGATCAACAATCACCTATGCGACTGGAACGCTTTCTGCGGCTCTCATGTTTACGAGCGCGACGGGGGCAAGCCTCTCTCAAGGATCGGCGGGAAATACCCCCGCCACGGCGATGGCAAATGTCATTGCGGAGACGCAAGATTGGGCTTTGTTCACGACGATGTGGGAGCCCGTTCTTGCAGATAAAGAGAACTTCGCAGTTTGGGCGAACGCGCAAGATTCTCGTTATCGTTATGTTTGTTGGGATACGGACGCCCAAGCCGCCGTCAACGGATCGACGGAATGTTTCGGTTATGTCGCAAAAACAGCCGAATATGATGGAGTCGAATGCGTTTATAATACGCTCGCTCTCGCCGCGTTCGTTCTCGGAATGAATGCGTCGATTGATTTTTCGCGCCTCAATGGAAGAATCACCGAATCGTTTAAGACGCAATCCGGATTCACGCCGACAGTCACGGACGCGCAAACAGCCTCTAATCTTTTGGCGAATGGATACAGTTTTTACGGCTCTTACGCGACGGCAAACGAAAAGTTCAATTTCTTCTATAATGGTCAGCTAACAGGAAAATGGTTATGGGGCGATTCGTTCACGAATCAGGTCTATCTCAACTCTCAATTCCAGCTTGCCCTTGTTGAGCTTCTGACAAATGTCCCGTCGATCCCCTATAACAATCAGGGCTACAGCTTGATCCGCGCCGCGATGCAAGACCCGATCAATCAATCTCTGAATTTCGGAAGCATCAGAAAAGGGGTTACGCTTTCGAGCGCACAGTCGGCGGAAATTAATAATGCCGCTGGACAGGACGTTACGCAGATTATTCAAAATACCGGATATTATCTGCAAATTCTTGATCCGACGCCGCAAGTCAGAGAAGCGCGCGGAACGCCCCCTATCAATTTCTGGTACACAGACGGTCAAGCGGTTCAAAAGATTTCGCTCGCCTCTATTGATGTCCTTTAAGGAGGGATAAGAAATGTTCGATTCAACCATAACCTCGGCAAACAGTATCTTCACGTTGATCGTTGCCGATCTTTTCCCCGCCCCCGTGCAGATGGAAGGATATTCGACCGATAGCGCCGTTGTTACGGATGCTATCGACATGGCAGAAGTTCAGATGGGCGTCGATGGAAGAATGACGGCGGGATATGTCCCTAACCCTACGAAACAAACAATCGCGCTTCAAGCCGATAGCCCGAGCCGTCCTTTTTTCACGGCGATTCTTGAAGCGACTAAAACCGCGAAGGAAATTTACTATCTCACGGGAAACTTGATTCTCACGGGAACGGGAGAGGCTTTTGCTCTTACACGCGGCGTTATCACAAACGCGAAACAGATTCCCGATCTGAAAAAAGTTCTTGATCCCGTTGATATTGTTATCACTTGGGAATCTATCAACCCAACAGTTGTTTAACTTTTTCCTGCGTCTCCGCCGCCCGAACGTCCTCATTTCCCATTTGGGCGGCGGGGGCACCACTTTAAAGGAGGCGGCAGATGAGAAAAACCATGAATTATGTCGTAATTGACGAAGGCCGAGACAAAGGCAAAATTTTCGTCATTACCGAGTTTCCCGCGAGTCATGCCGAGGCTTGGGCTACCCGCGCCCTTCTTGCCATCATAAACGACAATGCAGAGATTCCAGAGGGTTTTGAGAGGCTCGGCATGGCTGGTATGGCAGAGCTTGGGATTAAAGCTCTGGCGGGCCTTAAATGGGAGATTGCGGAGCCTCTTCTTGAGGAAATGTGGCAATGCGTTAAGATCATGCCCGACAAGTCAAAACCGAATGTCGTTCGAGACTTGATCGAATCGGACATTGAAGAGGTCTTAACCCGCGTGAAAATCCGCGCGGAAATATGGAAGCTTCATACGGATTTTTTAAAGACCGTCGCCCCCTTAATCTCCGGCGAAGCTCAAGCGGCGGTCGAAAGAAAAGATTCGCCGAATACCAAAACATCCCATCGACCATAGGAGTTTTGCTTTCGCGCCGCATGGCAACGCTCAAGGAATTGGACGAGTTCTATGGCATTAAGGACGTTTATGATATGCTGGAAGTTATAGCCGTCGATACAAACAATGAGGCTGTCGCGAACTCGAAACCGGAGAAATAGACTATGCCGACCGTTATTGACTCGCTTTTAGTCCGCCTGGGGATTGATAAAAAGCCCTTCGACAAGGACAAAAAGAATGTCGATAAGGACATTAAAGACCTGTCGAAAAAAGGGAAAAAGGAATTTGATTCTCTGGCGGCATCGGCGGGGAAATTTCTTGCCGTTCTCGGCGGTTCTTACGCCATAAAAAGATTTGTTCAGGATCAAATCGAAGCAAATTCTTATCTTCAACGGTTCTCAAAAAATCTCGGCGAAAGTGTCGATAAAATATCTGCGTTTTCAAATGCGGCAGAACTTTCGGGCGGCTCTGCATCCGGCTTGCAGGGAACGCTTTCCATGCTTTCCCGAGCACAAACTGAATTAATGCTCACGGGGCAATCGGGGCTTGTTCCATATCTTTCTGCGCTTGGGGTTAGCCTTACCGATATTCATGGGAAAGCGATCCCCGTTACAGAAGAACTTATCAATATCGGTCAAGCGTTATTGTCAAAAACAGGAGATAGAAAAACTGCCTTTAATATGGGGCAGATGATGGGGATCGACCCCGGAACGCTGAATATGATTTTGAGAAGCAGAAAAGAGGCGGAAGAGCTTCTCAAGCTTGCCGATAAATATAAGCTCACTCAAAAACAGGCCGATGAAGAAGAACATCTTCGACAAAAAACGGCGGAGCTAAGTTTATCGTTCACCGCTTTCGGCTATAAATTGATGGAAGATGTCTTCCCCGCGCTTGACAAACTTCTTAATCTCTTTCTTCGTTTTGGCGATTGGTGCAAAGAAAATGGAGCTTTTATAAAAAATTTCTTGATCTCTCTCGTCGTTATTTTGGGCGCATTTGCGATTGCAACGGCTCCTATAACGCTGATGACTCTTGCCATTATTCAACTCGCAGCAGGAGTCGCGCTGCTTTGGACAAATTTTGAAGGTGCTGTGCAAGCCTGTAAGGACTTGGCAACCGCTCTGCCTAAGGGAATTAAAAAGTTTTTGGGAATTGAAGAAACAAAAAAAAGCTCTTCGCAAACAGGAAGTTCAGATAAAGACGCAATGTCCTTTTTCCAAAAAAAGGGATGGACAAAAGAACAGGCCGCCGGACTTGTCGCAAATCTGAAAAAAGAATCGGGACTGAATCCCTCTGCTGTCGGCGATAGTGGAAAAGCATATGGAATCGGTCAATGGCATTCCGACAGACAAACGGAATTTCAAAAGCTATTTGGACATTCCATATTCGGATCAAGCATCGACGAACAGCTTGCTTTCATGCAGTACGAATTGACGCAAGGAAACGAGCGCGGTGCAGGGAATCGTCTCAGAGCCACCACCAGCGCAAACGAAGCCGGGGCCGTTGTGTCTCGCTATTACGAACGTCCCGCAAATGTTCTTTCGGAAATGGCGGCGCGGGGCGATCTAGCAAACTCTCTTATGCGAGGATCGACGACATCAACAAGTAAGACGGTTCAAATCGGAGAGGTCAACGTGGTGACTCAGGCTACGGATGCAAACGGAATCGCAAAGGACATAGGAAAGTCTCTCGATTATCTTTTGGCCTCTCAAGTCAACTATGGACTGACGTAATCATGCCCTTAATCCCATATCCTGACGTTCCTGATGAAAACGGAGTCCCTAATCTTCCAAGATTATCGAGCGCGGGGGCTTCGGCTGCGTCTGGCTTGAGCCTTTTAGA